ACGATGGATCAATGGGTGCAGATCAAGACGGCGGAAATCTCTGACAAGATCATGGCTGCGGTTGCCGCTGTGATTCTGGAAGGCACTTACACCGCCACGCCGGTTACTTCGGCGGCGGCAGCATTCGGCGCGGAGGAACTCAAGACGCTGTGGGGGCAACTCAAGAAGTCCCCGATCAAGAACGTGATTCTTGATGGCGAGTATTACGCCCGGTTCATCCCGTCCACGTTGGAGAACTTCAACGTGTTCACTGTTGGAATCCCAGGCTGGGACACGGTTGCCTTGAACACCGTCTGGACGGGCGCAACAACCAACACCGTCGGCTTCGCTTGCAATCCGCAGGCGATTGTCTGCGGCATTGGCCTGCCCCTGCGCAGCGACAAGGCGAACCTTGTTTCCTCGGAATCCGTTCTCAGCCTGCCCGACCTCGGCATCAGTGTCGCGGTTTACAACTGGTATTCCAACATCACCCGGACCGAGTGGGCGACCTACGACATCATGTTTGGTGCGGCTGCGAATGACGCGACCGCTGGCGTGCTCATCAAGAGCAGCTAACCCGGTTCGCAGCGGGTGAAGTCCGTTTGATTCACCCGCTGCACTTCACCACATGAAAACCATTGTCTTGGGTTACGCGAACGAGAAGGCCACCGGGCCGGCGACTGTCATTGCCGGGCCGGAAGTTTCCATCGCGGACCAGATCAAACTCATCACCGGAATAAAACGCAGCAACGAATACCCGAAGGGCGTTGTGCGTGCCGAATTTTGCGAACTGATTTCGCGAAACGTTGGCATCCAGATCAACCGCCCCGCCGCCAAACCCGTCGAAACCAAATCCAAATCCAAACAGCCATGAAAAAAATCCTGTCTCTCATTGCCGCGTGCTCCATGCTCGCGGTCTTCAACACTCACGCGGAGGACGCTGTATATGCGCCCGTGACGCTCGTCGCGAGCGGATCAGCCACTTGCGCCGCCATCTCTGCCACCAATGTTTCGAAGCTCATCGACTGCCGCAAGCAATCGACTGTCGCTTTGCAAATCTCGCAGATGGCCGACGCGACCGGCGCGCACACCACGCGCTACATCTTCGCGCCGAGCGTTGATGGCACGACGTTCGACAACAAAGCCCTGCAAGCAGTTGACATCTCCTTCAACGGCGTTACCGCGCAGGTCATTGTCACGAACATACCATCCAACGGCGCGGGGTATTTGAGATTGAGTGTCATAACCAACCTCACCGCCACCATCAACACGACGAACATCATCGTGAAATACGGACTCAAGATTCCGTAACCATGTCCCTCGCCTCAGATGCAATCGCTCTCACGTCGTCGGCATGGAATACCATCCATGCCGACGTGTGGGGCATTGTTTCTGGCACTCTGGCGGGAACTTCGTTCGAGGGCGATGCGCAGACTGAAGCGCCCGTCATTCTCAACACCGACCTCGGGGAAGATGCCCGTGAAAAGACCGTTCTGTTTTGCTTTCGCCCCGCCCCGGAAATTGGTCGCGGCATAATCATCAGCGGACTGGGGGCAACGTGGCGAATCGTGGACCGTGAAGATAATCCTGCAAACTCGCGGGTCAAATTCGAGATTCTTAAAATCGCAGCGAGGGACAATCAATGACCATCCGACTTCTACTTTCGATTTTTCTCGCCTCCGCGTTTTCAGCATCGGCGGCGAACGTGCGGACTTATTTCGTCAACCCGGACGGCGACACCGCCGACACGAATATCTATTTCATCACCGCGATTGGTAGCAACGTCCTCAGCGGTGGAGGAGTCATTACGCGTGGTGTCCCGTTGCGCGTCACTCCCCGCAGCGACGGCGTTGCAACCAATAGTCTCAGCATCGGTCATTACGCCATCAGTAATCGCTTTCTCGGGCAGGGCTTGGTGATGCGCGTCCCGCTGGATACCGGCTCGACGGTTTACGATTACACCAACCTGCTCATCAGTGGCTACAACACCTTCGTCACGATTGAACACGGCACGAATGATGTGGTGACATCAAACGAGATCACCAACGCGCTTGGATATGTTCCGGCGCAAGGTATTGAGACGACGAACAATCTTGCAGGCAAGGCAGGCACAAACGAGACGCGGGCAATCATCTTCACCAATTCAGCCAACACTTTCGGCGGGGACGGCGCGGCGCTTACCGGGATTCCGCAAGCCGGTGTGTCCGGCCTGCCGGCGGCGCTCGGGGCGAAGGCGAACACCAACACGCCGGTCCTTTATTACCCGACCATCTACGGCATCAACACGAACCTGCCCTATTCCTCGAACCTGAACATTTTCCGGACGTTCGTGCCGCTCACGAATCATTACGCCGGCCGGCTGGCTTACAATGAGTGGTGGACCTACGGCTCGCAGACGGACAATGGCGAGGGCATTTATAGTCGTGGCTGGAACCACAGCCCCACCGGCCACATTGACACGAATTTTCACAGCTTCCTGGAAAATGTGGAATTGAACTGGGATCCCAGTGCGCCGTCCGCCGACCGCCAGATTGAATACTACCTCGAATTTACGCCGCGTTCCAACGGGTCTCCAGCGCGCGTCTTCGGTTTGACCCTGGAAACCAACTTCATGGATGCCCGCTTCAACGCGGATTATTTCGGGGTGGCGGATCCTTATTCCAACATCCCCTCATTCTCGGTGGACCCGGCTCGCGACAACGATTCCGCAGTCATGATCTTGAAGGGCATCTTCAAGGTGCGCACCAATGCCGCGAGCGGCGGGCAGGTGGTGTTGGAGGGCGGGCAACTTCAGCACACCGTGCCGAGCGGATTCACGGCGTCCTTCGTGGTCAGTGGCGTGGATTGGGACAACGGCCAGGGCGTGCGCCCGGATTTCTTCCTCCACAGCACCGGCACGAGCAAGGCGTGGACAACGACGGGTTTCACCAACATCAACTTCACGCGGGCGGCGCTGGCCTTGAGCAACGGCACGCCCTCGCGCGTGATGATGTTTGCCGCTGGAAGCCTCGTCACCAATGTTGGACACGCAGACATTCTCAAGGGCGACGGATCGGCGGCGGTTTCCGGCACGGACTACACCACGTTGGCGCAGTTGCAGGACTCCACCAACACCAGCCGGATTACTTTTGACGCCGAATGGGACAGCATCGGCGAAATCGAAACCGCCATCGGCGCAGCAAACATCCTCCTTGAAACCGAGATTGATGCGTCGTCGGAACTCGCAGCCTTGATGGATGACGAGACAGGTAGCGGTGGATTGGTTTTCAGCAACGCGCCATCAATTCGCAATCCATCAATCGCCGGCACGCTCTACGCTGACGCGCTTGAAGCCACCAACGGCAGCGCAATGACGCTGACCGCTGGCGGTGTGACGATGACGATCGGCAGCGGCGCGGTATCGGTTGGGACTCCTTACTATTTCAGTCAGGTGGTCAACCCATACAACGCGACCACCTGGAACGGCAGCACACGGCTGGCGACGGAAGACGACGTGCGCGACAAGATTGAATCCATGTCGGTTTCAAGCGGGTATCACGGATGGGAAACGAACACAGCGGCGGCGAACAGTTACAAATCGACAAACAATATCTCCACCGATGGAAATTACGGCATCGGCGGCAATCTCAACATCACCGGCTCGCTCGTCGGCAACGGTGGCGGCTTGACGAATCTGCAAAACACCGCCGTCCAATATCCGACCAACGTCGCCGCGAGTGCGACCACGCCCGCCTTCAGTTTGACGGGCGGCGTCGTCTATCAAGACTTGAGCACGAACGCCACGTTTCAATTCCTCGCTCCGTCCGGTATCAGCACGACGAACTATCAGACGTGCGTGAAGCTTGTCACTAATTCCCTCGGCACGCTCATAGCTATGATTGCCCCGGCGAACTGCCACACGCAGGGCACATGGAACGCCACCAGCGTTACGGCCGTGACCTTCTTCAACAACGCAGGCCGATGGACAAACGCAATCGCAACCCCGTTATGGTAAAAATCATCGCATCGCTTTCACTCTGTTTTTTGACACTGCTCGCGCTCGGGCAGGCGTTCACACTCTCAGATACTGCATGGCTTGGGCAGCGCGTGGCGATTCCGGCGGGTGGTGGTCCTGACGCTTGGTATGACATTGAAGTGTCCGCAAACCGGGACACGCTTGCGGCGTATGTGCCGGCCTCGGAATACGTTTCGGCGGTGGTAACTGTTTCGCAAGCAGGGACGGCGACAAAGGCGCGGGTCTTCTCGAATAATTTTGGAGGCACAACCCAGAATATAAAAATGGCTCTTTACGCTTCCGGCGGCGGCGCTCCGATCGCAAGCGGGACGGTTTCGATTCTGAGCACGGATGACGACGTTTACAAAGAAATCACGTTCGACACCCCCGTTGCGGTCACGGCGACGACTTATATTCTGGCGTGGTGTGCCGACTCGGCAAATGTGGGCTGGTACCACAATGCGGGAGTCGGGGCGACCGATATTTACACGGGAGTCGGTTACTCGGGCTTCCCTGAGAACCCATTGGACACGCCGACGTTCCCCGACCTTTCGAGAAATGCCTGTGTGAGCCTATACGTTGACTGATGACAACCCCGCAAAAACATGCTAGAGGTAAAGTCCATGAAGACTTACCTGCCTGCGCTGGACGCGACCGAACCGATCTGGGTTGGCTGCTACATTGCCGCCGTGTTGTTCGGTCTGGTCTGCGCGGGCTTCTTGGTTTGGCGATCGCGGCGGCGCTCCTGAGTTCCGCCTTCGCCGCGTCTGATTCTTACCTCGCTTACTCCGTCACGAACTGGCACGGCGCGGGCAACTCGGATCGCAGCTATCTCGCGGTTGCCGGCGACAGTATTCCTCTGAGCTACACGGAGGTTGGTGGCGGCAGTGTCACGATTCTGAGTGCCACGCTCATTGCGCAACTCAGCGAAACGGGCATGTCCTCCACGAACACCGCCGTTGCAGGCGAGAAATACGAGGAGATTTACCCACGCGCAACCAACGTTCTCGCGCAACGGCGTCCGCGCTTCCTCGTCGTCTCCGCTCCGCACAACACGATTGTAGATGCGTTCAACGTGCCGGCGCAGTCGTGGTCTTGGTGGCTCTCGACGAACAACGCCCTCCTCGCTCAGTGTCAGGCGAGCAATACGTTTCTGTTGATGATCGAAGCGATTCCGAACAACGCGGACACCCACGCCAAGCTGACGAATTGGAATTGGAATCTGAATCTTTGGGTGGCGACGAACACGGGCGTAGCAGCCACAACCGGGTTGTTCGACATCATGAAAGACCCCGGTTCGCCCATGACGATGTTGGACGCCTACGATTTTGACGGGCGGCACATGACGCTGGTCGGGCAGACGCAATACTGCCGCGTCGTGCTCACGAATCTGATTGCGGCCGTGAAGAAAAACGCGGCCTCGGCATCACGGGCGGACGTGGGCTCGGCTTACGCGCAGGCCCGCTACGGGGACACGCTGATAATCCCAGCCGGCACGGCCTCTTGGGACACGACCTTGAGCGTGACCAATCCCATCAACATCACTGGCGCGGGCGCGACCACGCGGCTGCTTTGCGACAGCAACACGCCACTGTTCGACTTCACCCTGTCCGGCTACATCAACCGGACGCAGAAGGTTTCCAACTTGAAGTTTGATGCGGGAACAACGCCGTCAACGGCGGCGTGGTGGTATATCCGGGACTGCAACACCAACAACAATCGCATGATGGTGTCGAATATGTTTTACACGAACACGACCGCCCCTTGCCCGTTCGTGCTCGGTGCGGTGGGTGTGATGACCTCAAACCGTTGGGACATTACCTCCGGCATCGGGCTTTACATATATCACCAGAATTGGAACGGCGAACTCTACTCGCGTGGCTCGTTTTATGATCCGGTGGATTACAACTCGGACGAGTTTTGGATTGTGGAAGGCTCGGTCATCAATGGCAGCGGCGCGGCCTACGCCTTCACGGACGCCTATCGCGGCGCTCGCTACTGGGTTCGTTACTCGCATCTGACCAATCGCTGGCTTGAAGCGCATGGCACAGAGAGCGGATTTGTGGGCGGCACGCGGGCCGTCGTGAGCGATCACAACATTTTTCACGGCGACGGCTCCAGCACTTACGCGCACAACATGCGGAGCGCCACTTTGATTGCGTTCTCGAATCGCGTTCACAACGCCGGCAGCGCGGCGAACTTTGGACACCTTGACTCGTATCGCAAAACCGTGCTTGCCGAGCCGTGGGGCGCGGCGACGGGTGAGAATCCGATAGATGGCAACGACGCCACGATCTACGCGCACGGGCGCGCTTCTGGTGGCGGGGAAATGTATCTCGTGGACAGCACAAAAAGTTGGACGCCGATGGAATGGGTTGGATACCAGCTCGCGCGCACCAATCCACTGACCGCCGACACCACGGCGTTGACGGACTTCCGTTCGGGTTACATCACGTCGAACAGCGCGACGGTCATTCATGTGGACAACAACATCGGCGGCGCGTTTCCCGACATCGAATTTGCGGCGAGCGATGACTACCGGGTTTTGAAAGTGAATCAAGCCTTCGACCAGCCAGGCGTGAAAGACAATGTGCAGTGGACGTGGCGGAAGAACTCGGCCTTGACCGTCTCCGCCAACGTGGCCAGCGCCACGATGACCGCGCATGGCTTCAGCACGGGTGATTACATCATCGTGGGGGATTTGATTATTGCGCCCGCGTCGCTGACGACGATGGCGCAGATCACCGTGACGGGAACGGACACCTACACCTTCCCGCTCTATACCGCCAACGGCACAGCCAGCGCGCAGTTCGAGGGCTGGGTTTACAAAATCCTGACCTACAACCAGGGGCTGGACCCGTGCTACGAATGGGGCAACAAGCGCAGTGATGAAGCGGACCTGGACTTCGCGCCGTCCTTCGTGGCCATTCGCGAGAACGAGCATTTCTACAACGACACGGTGAAGCCGGGTTATACCGGAATCCCGTTTCCGTGGGGCAGCACGCCAACTCCCTCAATGACCGTCTCCGGCAACGTGACGGTGGGCGGGAATGTGACCATTGGACAATGAACATCACTGACATGAAGGGAGTTTTTGCAACATGGCTAACTGGGCTGGCAACGATCACCGCATGGCTCCCGTCCCTTGAAGCAATTCTTAGAATTGGCGCTTCGCTCGCGGCAATCTCTGCCGGTGTTTACGCGGCGATGTATTGGCGGGCGAAGAAGAAGAACATCAAAGACGCGAATGAATGACGAGACACAGCAGATTTTGAAACCGACCAAAGACGACTCCCGCCTGTTCGGAATCTCGTTGCGCGGACTCATCGCGTTGATTGTTGTGCTGACCGTGTGCGTCATGTCGGTGATTGGCGTCCTGGTAGTTGAGCCGCTTTACACACTCGCCGGCTTGATTGTCGGATTTTATTTCGGTCAAAACCAAAGGAAAAACCCTTAACCCAATAAAAAATTATGGCAGGCACAAACTCAAACGCCCTCGAAAACTCCATCGTAGATCACGTCTGCGGCACGACTGACTTCACCTTCGTCGCGCAGCTTTACCTCGCGGTGTTCACCACCAATCCCGACTTTGAAACCGGCAGCGGCGGCACAGAAGCCAGCGGCGGGTCTTACGCGCGCAAGGCGATTGACTTCACGGCGGCGTCTGGCGGTGCAACGTCCAACTCTGGCGCGGTCGCATGGACAGCGGGCACTGACATTACAGCTGCCAGCTACACCGGGTATGCGGTTTACTCCGCAAGCTCGGGCGGCACGATGCGTTTTGGTGACGCGTTCGGAACAACTAAAACCCTCACGGGCGCGGGCGACATTCTAAACTTCGCCATCGGCAGCGTCACCTACTCCACGACCTAATCGTGAACTACAACGAGTTTGTCACCAGCGAGTTCATCCCACGAACACTCGCGTCGTGGGGTGGACTGCGCAACAGCGTCATCACGGCGGGTGTTCCGGCCAATGCAGTCACTATCGAGGAAGTCACGACCGAAGGGGTCAACGACTTGCGCTATCGCTTCAACGCCAAGCGCGGCAACAAGACCGTCACGGGCTACATCGAACTGACCAACGCCGGGATTCAGAGCGGCGTGATGATGATTGCCGTCACGCTTTACATTGACAACAACGGCACAACGATTCCGACGAGCTACGTCGTCGGTGCGCCCGTGCCGTATAACGACGAGGCTGGGTTGGACCTGCTCGTGCAAAAGCTCATCAACATTGACGCCATCACCAAGACCGAACTGATTACAGCGGTGCGGGCGGCTTTGGGGGTGTAAAACATGACGCCGGTTTTTACATGCGGTTGGGAGTGCGGCCAACTGGGAACAGTTGGGCAGCATTGGTCTTCTGGCGGTGGTTCGGTTTCCATTAATACCACCATCAAGCGCAATGGCGCGCGGGCGCTGCGTGTCAATCCTACGGCCTCGTCCAGCGCCTACGTCACCTCCCCAACGCTCGCCGGCTTTGACATCTGGGTGGGTCGCGTGGCGATTTATTTCACCACCCTGCCGAGCATCAACCAGACGCTCTTGGTTGGTGCCAACACAGGCGCCGGGGCGGTTTTCAATGCTTCGGACAGTAAAATCTACCCAGGTTATTTAAGCGGCACCGTGCAATTTGGCAGCAGTGGGGTGGCGGTAACCACCGGGGTTTGGTATATCCTCAACGTCTCGGTTAATGCGTCCGCCAACCCCTGGCTGATTGATGTGAAGGTGGATGCCACCACCACCACGCAAATGAGCCGGGCCACGACCGCTTCCGGGGACACCGCCTTTCGCGTGGGGATGGTTCAGTCCTCCAGCACCACCGCCGATGCTTACTTCGATGATCTCGTGATCACTTCTGCGGGTGGCGACTACCCCATCGGCGACGGTTACGTTAATCATTTCGTGCCGACTTCGGATGGAACACACAACGTAGCAGGTGCGGCTGACTTCCGGCGCGGCGACACCACCACCGACATCCTCAACGCCACCACGACGGCCTACCAACTCGTGGACGACGTGCCGCTCGATGACACGACCCCGGATGCGGACGATCATATCCGCATTGTCGCTCCCGCCAACAATACAGATTACGTCGAGCTTGTCTTTGGGCCAGCGAGCGGAATCTCAACGCCCACGGCAGCACCGCAAGCCGTTGAAGTCATCGCGGAAGTCTTCGCCGCGGGCACTGGGTTAAGTGACGAGCAAATCCGCGTAAACGACAACGGAACAACTGACACAATTTACGACGGCACGCAGGTTGCCGGCGTCACGACCGGCATTTACAAGCGCAAGCATTACGCGACCGCTCCAACCGGAGGGGCTTGGACGGTTGTAAGCGGCGCGGGCAATTTCAACAACCTTCGACTTCGCTACGGCTACGCATCAGACGCGAACCCGGACAAGAGCTTGATGGCCGCGATGATCGAAGCGGATTTCGCTCAAGGCGCAACAACGCTTCAAGGTGCAGGCGACACTGCCGCAGCGTCGGCCACGACCGGCGCACCTGTAATCACGCTTCAAGGCTCAGGTTCGAGCACAGCAGCCAGCGCGACAGCCAGTGCGGGTGCGGTGACGTTGCAGGTTTCAGGAGCGACAGCCGCAGCGTCCAGCACCACCGGCGAGGCTTCAATCCTAATTCCTGGCAGCGGCGACACAGCCGCAGCAAGCGCAACAGCCGGCGAGCCGTTAATCACGATGCAAGCCGCAGGTGATACCGCCGCAGTAAGTGCGAACGCGGGCGCGCCGACGATCACACTGCAAGCTGCCGGCGACACAGCCGCAGCGTCGGCGACCGCAGGTCAGGCAGATTTCACTGTTGGTGGAAGCGGTGACACAGCCGCAGTGTCAAGCACGACAGGCGAGCCAGTCATAACACTTCAAGGCGCGGGAGATACCAGCGCGGCGGCGGCTAATTCCGGCGCGCCAGTCGTCACGCTGCAAGCCTCAGGAAGTGATGCGTCTGATTCAGCCACAGCAGGAGCGCCAACACTTACACTCCAAGCGGCTGGCGATACGGCGGCGGTATCAGCGACGGCAGCGCAGGGATTGTTGATTCTTCCGGGTGCAGGCGAAACTGCGGCTGCGGGAGCGAATGCGGGAGCACCAGTCATCACTCTCCAGGCATCAGGCTCAACGGCAGCGGCAAGCGCAACCACAGGCGAACCTGAGGCCACCGGACAGCAGGAAGGCAGTGGCGACACCGCTGCGGAATCAGCCACAACCGGCGCACCACTGATTACCCTGCAAGCCTCCGGCAGCAGCGCGTCAGCTTCAACCACAACCGCGGCGGCGGTTGTAATCTTGCAAGGCGCTGGAGATTCCGCCTCGGTTTCCGAGACGACTGGCGCGCCAACCATCACACTGCAAGTCGCGGGTGCAACCGCTACCCAAAGCGAAACCACAGGAGAGCCGACGGTTGAGGGCGGCGCAGAGCAAGGCGGCGGCGACACCGTTGCAGTCTCATTCACATCCGGCGAGCCTTTGATTGTTCTGCAAGGCGCGGGCGACACATCCACCGTAAGCAGCACGTCAGGAAGCCCGACAACCATCTCGGCAACAATCATCGGGCGCGTCATCAACTTCACTGCTGGCACGGATCAAATGCCGGGCAGCGTCGTCAGCGCGACCGCGACCAGATCAACCTCCGGAGCAAGCCAGACAGGAAGCGCCATCAACTTCGATTCAACCGGCAGCCAACTGGATGGCGACGAGTCCAGCGGCAGTCTCTCGGCCAGTTCAACCGCAAGCACTCTCACGATATGACTACGATCAAAGCGTTCGACACAGCCATCACCTTCAGCGACACGCTGACGCGGGACGGCGTTGCGGAGAATTTAACCGATGCGTCGGTTAAGTTTCTGATTTCCGAACGCACCGGCGGCACGGCGTTCTCTGCATCAGCAACCATCGTCAGCGCGGCGGCAGGCACGGTCAGCTATCAGCCGAGCGCGGGCTTTCCCACCACTGCCGGCAAATACATTCAGGAATGGGAAGTGACGTTTTCCGACGGGCGCATCCTCACCTTCCCCGGCAACCGTCACAATAAAATCAAGATCATTGAGGACATCAACCGCGCATGAAAAAGCTAATCGCGTTAATCGCCGTCGCAACTCTCACGGGTTGCTCACACTTCACAACAACGCAGAAGGATTTGAACTATGAAGCCGGCCAACCCATCCGCCAGATCACCACGAAAGCCTCGGCTTATACGTTCTTCGAGAGCAAGTCTGCCCTTGCGAACTTCAAGGCGTCTCAGACCGACAAGACGCAGGGCGCGAGCGTTGGAAGTCTCAACCAGGAATCCGGAGGAACCAACACCGCCGTCACCGTGAACGCGCTGGTTAATCTGCTCAATGCGGTGAAGTGAACAATAAACTCAACTGACTTATGGCCGACGAAATAACACTGCGCTGGAATCTAACCGCCGACAAGGGGAACTTGTATCGCCGGAAAGCTCCCGAGTCACAATCCATCACCTTGACCGCTTCATCGCCCGCCGTGGCCGCTGGCGTTGCATCCATTGGCTTTGCCGCACATGAAGCCATCCCGCTAGGAGATGTTGCCGCCGTCGGGCTGGCATGGTTCACCAATCTGGACGCGACCAACTACGTTGAACTCGGCGTGCAGGTCACGGCGACGTTTTACCCGTTTGTAAAATTGCTTCCGGGTGAATCTTACTGCTTCCGGCTTGGATCGTCCGCGCCTTACGCGCAGGCGAACACCGCCGCAGTTAAGCTGGAATACGAAATCCTCGACAACTGAGAGCGTGATTGCGTTCGACTACAACGCCGCCGCCCTGACGAGCCGGATTCAAGCCTGGCAGAAGGCTGCCGGCTTGACGTTTCCCGAGGCGTTGAAGAAGCAGGCCGGCCTGTTGAAGCAAGACTTGTGGAAAGGTGCGCCGCCATCAGACCGCAACCGCGCCACCAAGAAGGCGCAAAAGAGCGTCGGCGCGAGGTTCTACCCGAAACCTAAAAAGGTTTTCTCCACTCAAAAGCAGCGCGGCAAGAACGGCATGATCTGGATGTATGCTCACCCGAAAGCATTGCCCACCGTCAAGCAAGAGGACTACCGGCCTGAGCTTGGACTGAGCGACGCCATTTCAATTCTCAACACGGAAAACCTGAGGCGAAAAGGTTTGAAGTGGGTGGACAAGGGGAGAATCAACAAAGGGAAATCAGAGCAGCACGCGATGTTCTTAAATCGCATTGTGATTTCAAAGGGAGTCATCGGAAAGCTTCTGCGTTACGTCCGCGACCGATTCGGACGGCAGAAGGCGGCATGGGCCAAAGGCTATGAGCAGTTTGGTATCAAGCGCCCGCCTCAGTGGGTTGCCAGGCATCTCGCCACCGCCAAAGGCAACAATCAGATTCACCTGACCGGAGACAAGCCGTTCATCCGCATCATCAGCCAGTCGCGCGGCGTTGAAAGCGCAAGGTCGATTTCCAATGTTCGCCGGAGCATCAAGAAACGCGCCGCCTCGATGCAGGCGGACATGAAACTTTACCTTGCGGGAATCAAAAAGCAGGCGGGATTCAAACTAGCACCATTCTGGATCATGCTTCACACGAACAGCGTTGTAGGTGCGACCCCGCTCGTAATGCCGGACTTCGGGATTGCGGAGAACCAGTCCCTCACCCATGGATCCGCGTATCGCAAAGAAGACGATGCAGAGATGGTCAAAGGATTTAATGATGCCAGTCTTCACGACGCGGGCAACCTTGCTGCCTTCAATCATCTTCTTGGCTGCGTCCATCCGTTCAAGCCAGTGGCCGGAAACGTCGGGGGCGTCGAAGGCGACGAATTGAATCTCGGAGGTGAACTTGCCGTATTGAGTCGCAACGCGAGCGACTTCGAGGTTGTCGCGGCCCGCCCACAATTCCCCGTCGAGCCGGAATCCTTGCGGCAACTGGCTGGTGAATTTCTTGGGCGCTTTGATCTTTATGCCGCCGCGCGTCCAAAGGTTGAAGCCATCCCAGAAAGCCCGGCAACCGTCGAGCTTCTCGGAGAAAAACCAGCCATCCACGTCCTGAGACGGCTTCCAGTCTCTCAGCAGCGTCATGTAGGTTTCGTCCATCGCCAGCATGAAACCACAACCGCCGATTGCCAGCTATTGGAAACTCAATCCAGAATTGTAATAGCATGAGCGCGCCAACCATCTTCCGACGTTACCAGCCACTATCCGACGCGCTTGCCGCTGTGTTCAAAGCGAATGGCATCGTTTGCTTTACCCCGTTTGGAGAGCAGCCGGAAGGCGACGACGAAGCGACCGGAGAAGACGTTGACAAGAAGCCGCGCCCGCGAGTTGAAATCTGCGTGCATCCGGCGGGGGCGTTGGGACGCCTTGTGCCGCGCTCTGGCGTCCGGGCCATCGCCGGCAACCTTCGCGAGAGCGCGTGGCGGTCATCTGTCACGCTTTCGATCATCACCAACCCGAGCATTCTCGAGCACACCGACTTCGTTGAAACGGTGGAATACCTCTGCGACACGATTGTTCCCGCCATCAACGAGACGCGCCTGCTTCAGTATTATGCCGCGCAACGCTTTCAACTGAACGGCGGGACGGCAGGCTACAAGCCGCAGGATGGCGTGATGCAAACCGACCTTGAGGCTGAACTGGATTTCACCGCCCAAATCTACACCTCTGCAACCCTCGATTCCTAAACCCAAAACCCATAGCAAAACATGAGCGCAATCTACAATGATGGAACAGTAATTTACGGGACAGCCACGCTGACCGTTGACCCCGCTGCGGCGGGCGACAACTTCACGCTGGTTGTTGATGGTGAGTTCGCGGTGAACTATCCGAGCCGGCGAATGGAACAACCAAACGCACTCGGCGAACCATCAAAGGCTTTCGCCATCGCCGGCACTCCGAACGGTTCTTGCACAGTCATTGCCGGCGCAACCCTGCCGGTCCAAGGGGACACCTTCACCACCGACAAGACCAGCGCTGTGGTTTTCTACATTGACGAGACAACCCCGCAATACATCTCCGACAACTACGCCAAGGTCGGAATCAAGTTCAGCAAGAAGATCAACTAAGTGCCGCCGGAATTTCCAACGCAGCGATACGAGGAAGCCGTCGCCAAGGAGCGGTTCGCCCGCAGCGTCGTCTTTCTGGACCTGCCGGAAACGCTTTGCAGCGTCGAGGTTCTGCCGCTGGCGTTGCGGCACGTCGTCACGCTGGATGTGATTCGCTCCCCGTTCATCGCGGGCGGCGACACCATCAAGCCGAGTGACGTGGTGAACTTCCTGTGGATTGTCAGCCCGCGCTTTGAACGGAGTCATCTCGCCAAGCGATGGTTTGCGCTCTGGCATCTTCGGAAAGTTCCATTCAACGAGGCAACTGTTCAAGCCATCGTCAACTTTGTGAGCGATGCCTTTGAAGACGCCGGTGGAGGCGGGCGGGCTGGGAAGCAATTCTATTGCACGGCGGCGGGCATGGTGGACGCGATTGCCAGTCAATACGGCTGGACGGAGGAAACGATTCTCAACCTGCCAATTCGCCGTGCGATGCAATATGTCAACGCATCGGCGAAGCGCATCAACCCGCAGGCGACCCTATTCAACCCGTCCGAGCGCGTCCTGGTTGATTGGATGGGTGAGCGGGACGTGTGGTTAAAGGAGCAAGGAAAAAACTAATGACTGCCGAGGAGGTAATTCTAAAGCTTGGTCTGGACAACTCATCCCTGAAAAGCGGCATGGCGGGCGCGGATTACTTCGTGCAGAACTCCATGAAGGCCACGCTCAACTCGCTCAAGAATCTGGTGCGGGTCAACATGGTTTCAATGGCGTTTCAGGTGATGGATTATTGGGACCAAGTCACCGAGCACATCGCGGAGGTTATGTCTGGCTCGGAGCACTTCGCGCGCATGGCTGGATTTGCCAAAGAGCAGGCCGACGTTTGGAGGACGGCCAACAAGGAGCGGTGGCTGGAGGAGGAGAAGCTTCGCAAGCAGCAAGAGCAGAACGCGAAGGACAAGGTGAAGCGCGCCATTCTCGACGGCGAGGTTCAGAGCGTCGAGCGTGAGACGCAGTTGATGCAGATCGCTGATGAGACGAAGCGCGAGGAAACACGGCTGAAGTTTCAGAAGGAAGAATTAAAGTTCCTTCGCAGCAAGATTGACTATCAGGCGAACACCGTCGAGCAAGGAAGGCAGATGCTCGCCGTCGCCAGGGCAGAGCAGGATGTTTTGCAAACCACTCAGCGACTCCAGGAGTTGCGGCAAAAAAACTTTGTCCCGCCAACCGTCGCCGCGCAAGCGCCGCAGGCAAAAAATCAAGCCTACCTCGACAATGTTAAATCGTCGCAGATTGAATACTTCTTCAACATCGCCCACAACGCGAAGGGTAACACGAAGGACAAATACCTTGGAATGGTGGACAAACTTATGGGCCGGGATCAAGGCGCGGACGGCAAGCTTGATGACGTAGTGACTGAGCTTCAAACCCTCACAGCGGGCATCAAAAAAACCGGCAAGCTCCCGGTTGAAATCTCACCACTCCCCTGACTTATGGCCGCAATCTACACCGACGGGACATACACAACAGCCGCAGCGATCAGCGCGCCAGTCTTTGAAGCGCCATTCCGCCACACTTCAGAGCTTCTGATTCTCCGGCAGAACTTCTGCATTGCGCAATCGAGCTACGCCGCGCTTGCGCTGAACACCGCACACGCGACCTACTCAGACTACAAGCTCGTCTCAGAGGGCGCGCAAACCGATCTTGGCGAGGGCATTGTTGAATGGGAGCGGACCTACGCGAAAGTTCCGAGCACCTTCACTGAACCGGGCGGTCAATACGCCTACCACTTCATCGGGTTGTCGGGAACATTCGGGCCGGGCATTGAATCAGCGACCGGGCGCGAGCGGTTCACGCGCAACGTGCCAACGCTGATGGAACACACGTTTCACATCGTCGGCAGCGGGCAAACCTATACGAGCGCCGATTTGATTCCACTGCCAGCCGTCACCAAATACTACTACGCGCTGTCTTCGGCGGAGGAATTGGAAACCGACTATCTTTACGACGACCCGCCCGCGACATCCCCAACCGTGCCGACTCGCGCTGAGTATCTCGATTTGATTGACGATGACACGGCGGTTAGCTCCTACAGCATCATCATTGAATCACAACTTGAACGTTGGATGGGAAACATCTGGCGGCAATCCACGCTCAAGACCAAAGCTCTGTGAATCCACTTCGACTATTCGGCAGGACGAAGGAATACGCGAACCTGTTCAGTCTGGGGGCGCACAATCGCATGGTTCAGTTTGCAAATGCGATTCTCAAGTTGGAGGTGAAGCTGGGTGAGCGCCCTTCGTTTCTCGTCTCAGATCACAACGCCGTCCTGACGATTCCGCGAACCACACCAAACACCGGCAATGGCTTTGCTCATCGCTGCGAAGTCACCGCCGTTGCCGACACAACGCTGACCTGTGAGATTGTTGGCGGCACATCAGACGGGCAATCCATCATCGTCACCCGCCCGCCGGAACTTGATGGCAGTCTTGAAACAGCATCGCTTGAAGTGCGGCCAGCCTATGAAGTCGGCTCAGTCATCTACGCGGCGGAAACCGTCGCTGGTTACATTGATTTGAATGTTGATGCGCGCACTTGGTATCGCCTGTTCATCTACAAAGATTACGGGAACGACTGCGCGGAAATGCAAACGTGGATCGCGATGACTGAGCCGGTAGCTGTATGATTGCGAGAATGGAAAATTGCTGCGGCTGCGAAGTGCCGCCGGATTGTTCCGTCAAGCGCATCGTCGGCAAGCGCGGCTTCTTTGGAATCCCGCCGTTCGGCTACTGGTATTCCGGCAGTGACGGTAACAGCGCTTATCGACTCTGGACTTTCGTTGGCGGTGTGGATGATGAACTGACGCATCCAGCTTTTCAGGTCATTTATTATTTTTGGGGGGCAGGCTTCCTGTCCTCTCCGTTCGGCGGAAATTGGGGACACGCTTACGCGGGCGCAGACTATACGCCGGTCATCCTGACAATCCCAACCGGCGGATACCAACTCTGCGACTTCAACCATAAATGGCGCTACAGGTTTTGCACATGGACCGTCGAGACGCCCGGCGGGAACTGGGTTTACGGTCTGGAGATTGACGACCGGACGGGCACGGTGAAAGAGCGGTGGATTAAGAATAACGGCAACTCTGTCCCGGACTGGCTCTGGCGACTAGAGGACAACGGCGACATCACTGAGACGGGCGATCCGGCTGTCTATCTCGACTCCGGCGCAACTGATTCCTACGCCCCGCAGCTTCCCGACGTGACGACCGTGATGGAGTTTCACAATGACACATTCGGAGAACTCGGTTGCACACGGATGACGGTCACGCAGTCCTATCTCGGCAGCGAAGTCGCCAAGCTCACCATGCAACTCAGCGGTGGCTTGGATCAAGACCGCGCCACGGCGGAGGCGGAGGACTTGATGAGCGTGATGACACTTCAACAGGCTTCCGCGCCCATGTATGCCGGGACAATTAGCGGCCCGAACTTTGACGCAACCTCCGCCGTCCGCAACCTCCAATGGAACGAACAGTATTGGATCATGGATTATATGTGGCCGGCGGGCCACGAGTTTGAATACATCATAAGCCGGGTAATCTGTTACGAGGAGTTGACGCCGCCCAACCTCTTGGGGATTCCGTTTGAGTGGCCGGAGCATAAGACCGACCGAACCACCGACAATCCATCCTCTCAGGCTTACGCGAGCAAGATTCGCTTTTCCAGCAGTCAATCGGTTTGCGTTTTGTTCACGGAAGTCGCGCTAACCTCTGCGGCCATTGATGTGTTCGGGTGGAATCCCGGAGACGCAATCACCTGGCCAGCCTACGGAGCGACTGGAATCACCGATTGCATTCCGCAGTTTTTCTACAACAACACCGGCATTCCCATCGCTTGGGATTTAGTCCCCGGCGACATGCCTTACAGCTTTGGCTACGGCGCGGGATTCCTCCCGTGCCTCGGTGATGCCACTGAAGTTACGGAAGTTTCCGACCCGCGCTTCGGCTGCTGTGAAGCCTACCAATAAAAACCATGAAAACAAAACTCACACTCTTGCTCATGCTGACTGCATTCGCGGTCAACGCTCAAACCACCTACCTGAAATACACGCTCGACGTGACGACCAACTTCCCGGCAGCTTCCGGCATCACCAGCTTTGGAACTGCGACCAACGTTGTTGACCTCACGATGTATGAAAAGTTTTCCGTGACGGCAACGTTCAAAGGAACAAATGCCGGCAACAGTTCGGCAGTCGGCTACTACTTCATCACGTCGCCAGACGGAACGAACTGGGACACTTCGCACAAGTATTATTTCAGCGTGACGGCGAGCGATACCGCCACGATTCAGGCGTCCACGAATTTCAACGTGGCGCAATTCTCACACATCAAGCCGTTGCTGTTCACTAATGCGAACGGCAACGACCTGACGAATCATTTTGTATGGATCACGCTCAAGGGTTACGCCCGCGACCGCTGAGGCTGCGGATTGGCGCGCTGGAACGGCACGCGACCAACCGGAAGCCGGGCTATCTCAAAGCCTGTCTGGATGCCGGGACACAGCGCGGCGGGTTTCTGGAGATTGAGCCAGACGCTTACGAGGCCGCAAAGGACAGTCACCCGATCAAAGGAATCGAGCAAAGCGACTGGCCGGCGTGGGCATGGTTCGCCGCGTTGCTTTTCGTCGCGCCCGGAGATCGCGGCGTTGGCGATACCATCGTCCGCGAGCTTGGCGAGGGGGAGAAGTTCAAGGCACACCACGAAGCGGCGTTTGGAGTTTGGAAAGAGCCATGCGCCTGCACCGGCAAGGCGCGGCAATGGAATCAGATGTTCAGCTACCAATGAATGAAACCTGCCAGTTTTGCAGTGCGGAATTACTAATCGACGGCGACGGCGAACTTTATTGCCCGGACTGCGGCTTCATGCCGCCGGGAGGAGATGAATCCAATTTCTTTTGACTTTGTGCTTTTGCGGTATTACAAAGTTGAAAGATGAGCGACAATCGAACGCAGAGCGAACCGCAGGTTGGATCAGGTGAGATTGCTGGCCGGTGCGTAGAGGTAGGGGATGACGACGAGGGGCAGCCACGCTTGATAATCCACACAACCCGCGAACAACTGATGCGCTTCGGCCGCAACTTGACCTATGCAGACGTGGTGGTGACGGCACGATTAAGCCATGCAACCTTGGAGCAGATGGTTAGGGGCAGCACTCCCGAACTATCTGACGCATCTACAGGCTGGTGGTGGCTGTGGTGTGATGAGCAGTGGTGTGCCGCCTACGTCCGAAACGAGAAATCGAAATGGACTAAGGAAGAACGACTGGACGTGACATGGCTGCGACCTGCGGGCGGCATGAGCAGGGAGCGCCTACGGCTAAAAGAAGTCCAAGCAGAGAAGTGGGGGGGCCGCATAGCTGCCCCTAACGAAAAAGCTCAGGCAGGCGGCGCATGAAAACTCCCGATTGCAAACCGAAGCGCCCCGCCGCCTTACCTGAAGCGCATGGTGCGGCAGCACTGGACAGGCGCGTGCGACTCAACATGACCGCAAAGCGCGAGGATGAAATGGCGCAACTGGTGAACGACCTCGCGGAAAATATGAACCTGCGGCGGTGGAGGCGCGCCGACCTCATAGAATGTATCAATTGGCAGCAATGGCTGCTCTGTGATGCGGCAAACGACAAGGCCAGGCTGCGAATGAAAATGATGGAAGTCATCACGAGCGACATGCTGCCGAACGCTCCGGGTGAGCCACCGGCGCGAGAACAAAAATAAAATCTATGGCAAACCAAAAGCTCAAAACGAAGTCCGCGACATCCGCCAACCCGAAAGCTAGCGCAGAATTGCGCTCCAAGGAATGGTTCGGCATCATGGGGGACGGGACAAAAGCTCCAACAAACGAGGACTATCAGCGCCTCGATTTCATGTCTCGCCACCCCGACAAGGTGAAGAATCTCAAAGCGGGATGCCGGGCAACCGATGTGCCCCACTACTGGCAACCGGGACTCCGACCGGCAATAGATGCCGCGATGGAAGCAATGCGCCGCACAAGGAATGACTAACCTGCCCAAAACACACCAGCAGGCGATGGAGATTATGGACTCCATGCCTGCAAATCTCGCGGGCGTTCTAAGGCAAATCTATTTCAAGCAAAAGCCGATAGCGGCGGCTTGTCGTGCTGCTGGATTCACAACCCCGGTCTGGTTGCAGTGGAAGTTGAGGGCGGTTTGTGCGGAGATGAAAATACAAAAACCAATTACTCCGGCGGGGTTTTTAATTTCCGGGAGAAAGTATGCCGCAGCGGTCCAAAGTATCCGCTACCTCGGTAAACAGCGCCCGGCCAAGGCTGTCGGGCCGGCGGGGTGAGTGGTTGGCGGTGAGGATGTAACTGTCCAAACCTTGACCTCACTCTCCTTTACTACCGTCTCAAAAACTTGATGCGGCGCGGCGAAGTAGCCGGCCTTTGCGCCATCAATCCAAAAAGCCAGATCCCGCTTCCGCATTTTCTCGGGCGGAATGATGCCAAATCGTTTGAGAAATTGAATGTCTTCACTTGTCGCTTTAAGGAAACAGCGGAGGAAGATAAGTGAGCATTTGATCGAGTAGCAGATTCCCTTTTTCATCCCGTTGGCCGTTCGCAGATTTCAGACCACCCAAACTAATCTTCCAAACATTGTTGGCACTAAATTCGTTCCGCCTTTGCGTTTGCCACGCTCGCCTTCACGTCGCGGGCGACCCACAGCCAGGCCGCGTTACGCTGCTGCTAGTTGAGGCCCGAACGGCTGAAATTCGGGCGCATTAAAAGACATTCGCCTTGTGTCTTTGAGGCGCGCCAAGGTTGATTCTGCTTCTTTGCGCTTCCGGTTGGCGATTTGCTGTGCCGCCTTATCAAGCCCGTTCTCCAGGGCTACGCGCGCCAGGTCGCTATCAGTTGTTCCAAGCGTCTCCACGATTTTCATGAAGCGCGCCATGAACTTTTTGTCAGGTCTGCAAGAGACTACTGCTTTCATTTTCAACTTTCGTTGACGGAAATTGTTTACCCTTTCCGCCAAGCTTTACAGGCTGACTCTAGCCCGTTGTATACATTCTGCAAGGAAGAAAAAGAAAATTCTTGTCAATGGGGTGTATACCCCGTATACAAGTAAACAGCATGAGTAACGCAACTCCCGCCGAAAAGAAAACCCCGGAAGTATTGAGCGCCAGAATCTTGGACCTTGAGCCGTTGGTGGCCAAATGGATTGCGCAAAACCCGAACGTTGCGCCGTCGCATCTTGTGAGGGTTGGCTTGAAGATGGCTTTGCGACCGCTGGCTGGCAAGCGGTTCGCTCATCTTGTGGAGGACAAATGACCGCCCTCACCCCACAAAAGGATTACGCTGCGTTCATTGCGAATAAAACGCACCTAAGCACGCGCTCTGGCTTTGAGCCGCTTTGGATGCCGAACTTCCTCTTTCCTTTCCAGCGCGCTTTAACGACGTGGGCAATTCAGAAGGGCCGCGCGGCAATCTTCGCGGATTGTGGACTTGGCAAGACGCCGATGCAGCTTGTTTGGGCGCAGAACGTCGTTGAGAAAACATGCAAGCCGGTTCTGATTCTGACACCGCTTGCGGTCGGCGCGCAGACCGTGCGCGAGGCTGAGAAGTTCGGGATTGAAGCCAAGCAATCACGCGACGGCAAGGTTGCCGCGCCCATCACCATCACGAACTACCAACAGCTTCACAAATTCAACTGGCAGGACTTTTCCGGCGCGGTCTGTGACGAGTCTGGAATCCTCAAAAACTTCGACGGCGCGATCAAAAGCCAGGTTGTTGCCTTCATGCGCAAGCTTCACTTCCGGCTGCTTTGCACGGCGACGGCCGCGCCGAACGATTACATCGAGCTCGGGAACTCAAGCGAGGCATTGGGGTATCTGCGCAGAGTGGAAATGATGGCGCACTTCTTCAACCACGATGGCGGAGACACGTCGAAATGGAGGCTCAAGAAACACGCCGCGAAGCATATTTTCTGGCAGTGGGTTTGCACTTGGGCGCGCGCGGTATGCAAGCCTTCAGATGTTGGATGTTGCGATGATGGCTACGCGCTCCCAGAACTAAAAACCATCGAGCACATTATCCGCGCCCGGTCTGCAAATCCAGAATACCTATTCGACATGCCTGCGGTCGGGTTGGATGAGCAGCGTAAAGAGCGCAGGCGCACAATTAACGAGCGATGCGAAATGGCTTCATCGCTCATTAACAACACAGGAAATCCGGCTGTCGCGTGGTGCCATCTCAACGAGGAAGGCCACCTGCTTGAAAAGTTGATTCCGGGCGCGGTTGAGGTTGAGGGCAGCGACCCGGACGAGTTCAAGGAAGAAACCTTTGAAGCTTTTGCGCGTGGTGATATTCGCGTTCTGGTTTCCAAGCCGGTCATCGCGGGATTCGGATTGAACTGGCAACACTGCGCACACCAGACGTTTTTCCCGTCACACTCTTTCGAGCAATGGTATCAGGCTATTCGCCGGTCGTGGCGCTTCGGGCAAGCCAACCCAGTTCGCATTGATGTGGTTGCCAGTGAAGGTGAGGCGGGTGTTCTCGCCAACATGAACCGCAAAGCTGCACAGGCAAACCACATGTTTTCCAAGCTGGTTGAGTCCATCAACAACGAGCTTCACGTTCCAAAAGCTGCAACCCACAACACTGAACCGAAAATCCCATCATGGCTATAATCCAGCAAACGATTACCAAGCAATGCGCGCTCTACAACGGTGACTGCGTCGAAGTGATGAAGTCGCTACCAGAATCCAGCGTTGACATGGCGCTGTTCTCGCCGCCGTTCGCGGACCTTTACTGCTACTCAGACAGCCCGATGGACTTGGGCAACTGTAAAAACTATGACGAGTTCTTTGTCCATTTCGCGTTCGTAGTTGAAGGGCTCACTCGCGTGGTGAAGCCGGGTCGCATGTGCGTTGTGCATTGCATGGACATTCCGGCGATGAAAGAACGCGATGGATTCATCGGTATCAAAGACTTCTCTGGCGACATTATTCGCATGTTTCAAAAGCGTGGGTTCATCTACCACTCGCGGCACACCATCTGGAAAGACCCGCTCATCGAGGCCACGCGAACAAAGGCTCTGGGTTTGATGCACAAGCAACTTCAGAAGGACAGCATTAAGTCTCGCGCTGGACTGCCTGACTACCTTCTTGGATTCCGCAACGCTGGCGAAAACGCTGTTCCGATTGCACACCCTGAAGGGCTCACATCGTATTGCGGAAGCGATGACCCATCGAAGGGAATTTCCGGCATCAAGAAGTCTCACAACATCTGGCGCGCTTACGCATCCCCTGTATGGATGGATGTTCGGCAAACAAAAACCCTCAACGCTCGCGCAGCGCGTGAGGCCGACGACGAGAAACATCTATGCCCGCTCCAACTCGACGTGATCGAGCGCGCGTGCGTGCTTTGGTCAAACCCCGGAGAGGTTGTCTTAACCCCGTTCATGGGAGTTGGTAGCGAGGTTTACGCGGCTGTGCTGAATGGACGCAAGGCGATTGGGGTGGAGTTGAAGACCGCATACTACAATCAGGCCGTGAGAAACCTTGCGTCCGTTGATGACGCAACCGTTATGGATCTTCTCCATGTCTAATCTCCCCTCAATCGAATCCATCCACTGGGACTTCAAGACCGATGCCATGCGCCGCATGGCCGTCGCGGTCTGCAAGCTGGCAATCTCCAAAGGGCCGGAAACATTCTCCGCAAACAATCTTCCAGCATTTGACCACGGCGGCAGCGGCGTGGCCGGCGTCATATTTCATCGTCTCGTGAGCGATGGGGTGTTGAGCCGGGTAATGTTTTACCACGGCGTGGCGGCTTTTCCTGTCGTCGTCCTGAATCCTGGCGGGAACAAAATCAGCGTTTACCGGCTGAAATCTTGTTCGCTGGCGCTGCGGTTGATTGAGCTTAACGGCGGTCAAGAGCCGCAAGTCAAGCAGGAGGAAATGGCGATATGAAAATCCAAATTAAAAGCAGATGGAGCGGGCACATAATTTTTGAAACGGACGCGGAGAGTTTGGGCGCGGCGATTTTGGTTGCGCTAAAAGCAAGCGCGGACCTGCGCGGCGCGGACCTTCGCTGCGCGAACCTGTGCGACGCGAACCTGCGCGGCGCGAACCTGTGCGACGCGAACCTGCGCGGCGCGGACCTTCGCTGCGCGGACCTGTGCAGCGCGGACCTTCACTGCGCGGACATGCACGGTGCGAACCTGCGCGGCGCGGACCTGCGCGGCGCGGACATGCGCGGTGCGGACCTGCGCGGCGCGGACCTGCGCGGCGCGTACATGCACGGTGCGAACCTGCGCGGTGCGGACCTTCACTGCGCGGACATGCACGGTGCGAACCTGCGCGGTGCGAAAAACGCAGAGCTTCCAATCGCCGCGACCCGCATCCTTCCTGACGGCGATTTAATCGGTTGGAAGAAATGCCGACATGGAGTGATTGTAAAACTGCTTGTTCCAGCAAAAGCAAAGCGCTCTCACGCTTTCGGGCGAAAGTGCAGGGCTGAGTTTGTGGAGGTTTTGGAAGTGATGGGGAAAGAAGGCATCAGCAGTTATGACCCTGACGTGAAATACGTCGTCGGGGAAATTGTTAAGCCAAAAGAAAAGTTTTCAGAGGATTGGCAGGACGAGTGCGCGTCCGGGATTCACTTCTTCATCACGCGACTGGAAGCGGAGAATTACGCGCTATGACCACCCTCCCCTGCCCTTTCTGCGGTTCACTGCCAATCGCAGTCCCATCCATAACGCCGGGCGGCATACTGCTCTGTTGCTCAAACGACGCGTGCCCAATCCACGCTCGGCACATGACGGTTGAGGGATGGAACACGCGCATGGAAACCACCAAGGATGAGTGCCGTCACTGCGGTCAGGACATGGGCGCTCACTTCTCGCGCATCGTGCCAATGGGCTATTTCTGCAATTCCTGCGGCAAGCCGTGGGCGGAACAGGATGGAGTTTAACTAAATAAATTTCCCGCGCCGGCCAGTAACCGGACGCGGGATTGAAACAACGCAAAACCAATAAACGAAACAGCATGAAACAACAAGCACCAATTCAGAACATCACCATCAAACCACCGAATTTCGGCACGGCGGTATTCAACATTCGCGGGGCTGCGCCGCTCGTCATTCACCGCTTCTCGGCGAAGACAAAGCTGCAAATGAAAGAGAAAATGGAAACCGGCAAAGCGTCATCCTCCAAGAAAAACCGCGAGGCAAAATCCACCGACGACACCTACGCGGAAGCGAAGTATGTCAGCAATGAAGGATGGGAGGGTTTCAACGCCTCCGCGATCCGCAACGCGATGATTTCCGCGTGCCGGCTGGTTGGCTTCAAGATGACGCTGGCGAAGATGTCCATGTTTGTCGAGGCCGACGGCTGGGACGCGACCGAGCCACAGATTCCACTGGTGCGGATTTACGGCAAGAGTGTGAAGCAGGAGGACATGGCGCGCGTGGAAACAGGCCAGCCGTATGTGACGGTTCGCGCCGCGTATCACGACTGGAAGGCAAAGATCAAAATTCGTTGGGACGCGGACCAATTCACTTCCGGCGACATTGCGGCCCTTCTCTCCCGCGTCGGTTTGCAAGTTGGCATCGGTGAGGGTCGTCCTGATTCCAAGAACAGCGCGGGCATGGGTTGGGGTTTGTTCACGATTGAAAATGTTTGAGGCATGGCAGGAATGGATGGGCCGTGCGGGGACTGGCGAGGCAGGTCTTTACGCGGCAGGAAAGGCGTGGAACTGGCGGGCAAGGCGAGGTTGGGCTTGGCACGGCGATGCAAAGCAGGCGCGGACGGGAGAGAAAAGGCCAGGCATGGAGCGGTTCGACTCAGCAAGGCAAGGCAATGCAGGCAAGGCGGGACTCGGTCGGGGATGGAATGGAGCGGAGGTGAAATGCAAGGCGCGTCGAAGCAGGCATGGCAAGGCGCGGCAAGGCCTCGCGCGGCGTGGCATAGCAATGCAGGTAAGGCAAACAAATGAACATACGGAAAAACACAACTGAAGTTTTCGCGGAGTTGATGCGAATCAGCAAAGCGAATCGCGGGAATCTCACACCGGAAGCGGTGTTGAAAAACGCCCGTTCAGAATCATCACCAATCCATGACCGCTTCACTTGGGACAACACTGTTGCGGGTGAGAGATACCGGCTGATTGAAGCCGCAATGCTCATCCGCACAGTGAAAGTTTCGGTGGAGATGCACGATCAAGACGATCTAATCGTGACCAGGGCGTTTGTGAACGTGGCCAGCAACGCCCGCGACCGCGACGACGACACATGTGCATCTGGTGTGTATGTGCCGATTGAGGTTGCGCTCAAGGTGGATGACTACCGCACTCAGATGTTGGAGAACGCTGGGCGAGAGCTTGGCGCATTCCGCCGGAAATATGCGGTCCTCAAGGAAATGGCTGGGGTGTTTGAAGCGATTGACCGTTTGCAACTGCAACTCACATGAACAAGCCAGTCACCACCAAGTTAATCCTGATCGCGCAAATCACGATTGACGCCGGGACGCAGGTCAGGGCCGCGATCAATGAAGATGTTGTTGCTCAATACGCCGACGCCATCGACGCCGGGGACACATTCCCAAACGTCGTCACTTACCACGATGGGGCGAAATGGTTCTTGGCTGATGGGTTTCACCGACTACTCGCCGTCAAGCGGTTGGACCATGAAACCATCCGCTGCGAGGTCCATCAAGGCACGCGGGCTGATGCTCTGAAATACGCGCTCTCAGCTAATTACAGCCACGGCCTGCCGCGAACCAATGCCGACAAGCGTAAGTCGGCGCAGATTGCTTTGACTGAATGGCCGAAACTCAGCAACCGGGAACTGGCGAGGATTTGTGCGGTTTCGGATATGTTCATCGCAACGGTGAGAAAACAACTGCAAGGCGATTGCAGTTCATTGCATCCCGAGACCCGCATCGGTGCAGACGGCAAAGAGCGCAAGATGCCCAAGAAACAATCTCCCAAGCCCGCCACAGGTAAAGCTTCTGATTCCAAGGAGGAAACAGGCGGGTCTTCAATTCAGGAAGCCACGATAACGCCATCCAAAGACGCCGATTTTCGCGAGGCTTTGGGCGTGGGCGTCAGTGGCGCGCGGAACTGGTTCGCTTCGCAGGTGGAGGACATTGCTGGCGCGATCATTGACGATGCGAGCGACGAGCAGTTAGCGGCGGCAATCTCACAATGGGAAGTTGAACTCAGGAAGCTGCGGGCGGCGCAGAAGCAAAGGAAGGCGGTATGACAAAAAGACAACGAATCGAGCACAAGATCGGAAACCAAATGCGGAAAGCCAGATTGCTCCGGCTCTATTACAAAACGAAGCCGGCCAAGAATGGATGGATTCCGCTTGGCGGAGTTTGCCAGAACGGAGCGCACACTTTTGAATCTGGCATTCCATACTACGACCGCACGCCGGCGCTTTCCACGCCATGACCCTCACCCGCTTTCACACCGCACAAGAGAAGGAATACGACATGGAAGCCGAAATGCAAAAGGGCGATGCAAAGCGCGATGTGGAGAAGGGGATGACTTCAAGACGCCGCAGCAGGTTTGGAAGGATTCGGCGGAGGCGTGGAGTCTTAGAGCGGCTGTTTTTAGGAGTATGGCGAATAACTCAGACAACCCGCTAACACGTAGCCACTTCATGCATCAGGCAATCGAAGCCGAAACCTGGGCCGCTGAAGATGAGGCGCGGGCGGAGAAGGTGAAAGGGGCGGCATGAGCATCCCCTTAATCATCTACCTCGTCATCGGCCTGGTGCTGATTCTCGCAATCCTCAAAGCCGCGCATGAAGCGGGGTTGAAATGAACATGCAACGCTTCACCAATCCGCTCCGCGAACCAATCGACCACGATGCCGAGCTTGAGCGGGAACTTGAAAAGGCTGACGTGGAAATCTCAATCAAAAGAAATGAACACCATGAACACCATCACACCACTCAGACTACTACCCCACTGGTCTTGGCTCCCAAGCCTTGAAACCATTCGCCGCTTCTCAACCATTCGCCCGCCGGAAAGAAGCACGGGCGCACCGAGTCAATCCGGCTGGCAATTCGCCGGTGAGATTCCGATGAAGGAGTTCATCAGCCGGGAGGTTCAACGCACGCCGGGAGTTAGCGAAGAGGCGGTTCGCCGACGCGTGTCGCGCGGCTACTATCCGGGGTTGAAGGTGCGTAAAACGCATTACGAATCATACGTCAGCGTGAAATGAAATCACACCTTCAACTGCTCCTGCGCGAGCTTGACCGGGCGGACCTCGAGGACGCGGTGAAAGCAGTCATTCAACGCGAGATCGAGACGCTGCTGGGCCGTAATGCCCGCGAGATTTTGGAGTTGATTGAGGTGTCGGAGGAATTGGCAAAGGAAATAACAAAAACATGAACACGAACACAGCAATAGTTAAGAACACACCACAAACAAAGCCATCAGCCTTAAACCTGATGGCTTCAAGGTTGAGCGTCGAGCCGGCAAAGCTTCTCGACACACTCAAGAGCACGGTCTTTCAGAAGGCAACCAACGAGGAAATGCTGGCCCTCGTCACGGTCGCCAATGAATACGACCTGAATCCATTCCTGAAGGAGATTTACGCATTCCCCGCGAAGGGCGGCGGCATCGTGCCGATTGTCTCTGTTGATGGTTGGAACAAGATGCTGATTCGCCAGCCCGCGTTCGACGGCATCAAGTTCGCGTTTGGCTACAAGGAGGACGGCAGCCTCGACAGTTGCACGGCGACCATCTTCATCAAGGACCGCAGCCATCCGGTTGAAATCACCGAATACTTCGACGAGTGCAAACGGAACACCGATCCTTGGAACAACATGCCGCGACGGATGCTGCGCAACCGAACGCTGTGTCAGGCGTCCCGTGTTGCCTTTGGATTCTCCGGCATCCACAACGACGACGAGGCGCAGTCGTTCATTGATGTGTCGTCGTCTCCCGTGCCGTCAGAACCGCCACCGAAGATGATTGCGGTCGCAAGTGATACCAGGCCGTCCGCGCGCGCAGAGCTTGAGGCCGTCGTGCTCGGCGCAGGCTTCACGTTTGAGCAGCTTCGCGCGTTCGGTGAGGCTTCAGGCAACATCAAGGACGCGAGCAGCGTCGGCGCGTTCTCTGAAATCTCCGAGGATGACGCCAAGCGGCTCGTCCGCGCGAAGGTTGGGCTTCTCAATTCACTGAAGTTGCAGACGGAAGGGGGTGAGAAGTGAAACTTGAAATACACCTCGCATCCGTGAAGGTGATGCGGTCGCACGACTACTGTCATTTCGAAGTTAATCTGTCGGCGTCGATTGACTGCCCGCCTGAATCTCCTGAATGGTTTCAACATGTGGACGGCCTACGAAAGAACGCGGCAAGGCTCGCAGACAAGGCTGTTGAGCAATACAAGGTCGCAAAGGCGGCACACCAATCCGAGGAAAGTTCATTTGACTCCATGCGCTACGCGGCGGAAAACGCGATGAGAACGCCGGAGGCTGAGCGCACACCCAATGAAATGGCCGCTATTAAAGCGCTGGCGGATGCTCGCTTCTCACAGCGGCATTACGACTACCAAGACGACTGGGAGGAGTATCAATGAACGCCAAATTAGTTTCAAAAATAAACGAAATCCATGCCGTCGTCGTGAATGGAAGCCCGTCCAATGACGAGCTTGTGAGGCGCGCCCGCGCTGTCGTGGATGCTCGCCACTACAACGGAGACGACGGTTGGGATAAACTCAAGAATGCCATTAGTGAGCTTGAGGGGCTTGTTGGGAGGACGCAATGAGCAGGTTCTACATGACCGACGAGGAAAAGCGCGGATTTGAAGCGCAGCAGCGGCACGACTACCACGGCCGATACGACGGCGGGTATGACTACCAACAAGGATGGGACGAGGCTGCAAGAGAGGAGCGCCGACAATCTGACCGGCGCGAAGAAGAAAGGCAGCAACAAGAAGCAGAGGAGCGCGACGAGGAAAGACGCCGGCACGATGCGATGATGCAGCGCCAGCAAGAAGAACAGGAACAATACGAGGCGCAACAAATGGCAGACGAGCAGGCACGACAAGAAGCCGAGCAAGAATCACAGATGGCTCAGGAGGCGCAACCATGACCAACTCCCTATCCCTCGTCTCCGTCACAATCGAGCCCGGCCAACTTCCTGTCTTTTCGCTGAACGCTGGCGCGTTTGACCTGAAAGAGCAGGCGCTAACCCGTGGCTGTCTTATTGGCAAAGTCACCAACACGACCGAAAACGTCACCGCTGTCGAAGCTCAGAAGGAACTTAAGCGCGTCGCGCAGATGTTCGAGAAGGAGCGCAAGAAGCTCAAAGAACCGATCATCGAAGCGGGCCGCAAGCTCGACCGGCTTGTGCAGACTGAAGTTGACGAGGTTGAGCGCGAGCTTGGGCGAATCTCCGCGCTCACGTCGGAGTTTCAGCAAGCTGAAGCTCGCCGCATCCGCGAGGAGGAGGAGGCGCAACGGCGGGAACTGGCGAGGATTGAGGCGGAGAAACAGGCGGAGTTTCAGCGAATCGCACGAGAGCAGGCTGAGCGCGATCTGGCTGCGCGCAGGGCGCAGGAGGAAATTGAGCGCAAGGCACGCGATGAGCGCGAAGCCGCCGCTAAAGCTGCCAGAGACGCCACAAACAAAGCGCAGCGGGAGGCAGCGGAAAAGATGCTTGAAGCCGCAGCGAAGGCCGAGGAAGCCAACCGCATCGAACGCGAGCGGTTGGAAAAAGAATCAGCCGCCCGCGCCGCAGAGGAAATGAGGCTTGCCAATGAGCGCGCCGCCGCAGCATCAATCATCGAAGCCAAGCCAATCGAATCATCCCGCGTCTCTGGGCAGGTTGTGAAAACCGAATGGGACATTCAAATCGTCAACCCTTACGACCTCGCCAAGTTTCACCCCGACTGCGTGAAGATTGAGCCGATGCTGACGCCTATCAAGGCCGCATTAAATGAGGGCCGCGAGCTTCGCGGGGTGAAGGCGGTTAAGCGCATCTCCGCTGATGTGCGGGTGAGAACGCAGCATGTCATTGAGGTGTGAAATGTTTAAGCTGACTGACTTCAATGCCAAAATTCAAAGCCAGATCGCAGCACAACTTGACGCTGACCGTCTTCGTGCCGTGGAAACCAAAAAGCCCAAACCGCCTGTTGCGCAAACATTGGAGTGTGGTGAGCGCCAACGCCAAATTCGCAAAGGCAAGCTGGTTGTTGTCATTGATCTCATCGCCGCACGCCACCGATTGCTTGATTGCGATAACAACGTTGGTTCATTCAAACCACTCCGAGACGCCATCGCTGAATCCATCGGCATAGATGACGGAGATTCACGCATTAAATGGAGCTACGGGCAAATCCAGACGCAGGGTGAGGAGGGGGTGATTGTGAGAGTGAGTGTTTTATGACAACGCCACCAAAACCAAAGAAGCGGAAACCGGCAGAGGCTGCCCCGTGCGGGTCTTTTTATTGGCCGCTCTGGAAACACATGGCTGACAATCACTCGCTCACACTGCTGGATTCTGAGTGCGAGGACATTATTCAAGTCGCCAGCAAAATCTTAAAGCGGGTGAGCCGTATCCGAAAATTCAGGTGAGTGTTTTATGAAGCCCGCCTTTTTCCTCAACATTGATATTCTCGGCGTCTGCAATCTCGCCTGCCCGACCTGCCCGCATGGGAATGATGATCGCACCTTGACGCCGCGAGGGATGATGGACCTTGAATTGTTTGAGGCGATTCTAGACAAGGCGCAGCGTGAATGCACGGTCACGGGCGTTGGTTTGTTTTCCTGGACTGAGCCTTTGTTGCATCCACACTGCGCTCTCTTTGTCACGGCCTGCAAGCTGCGCGGCATTCCCTGCCATCTCTCAACCAACCTGAACAACATCCGCAACCTGGATGCAACGCTGCGGGCTGGGCCGGACACGTTGCGTGTGTCGGTGAGTGGATCCACGAATGAAACTTATCAACAAACGCACGCGCGCGGCGACGTGGAGCGGGTGAAGGACAATCTCGTTTTGCTTTGGCAGAGCGTGCCGGTGCGCCAAGGGACGATCCAGGTGACAGTTTTTTGGCATCGCTACAAGCACAACGCGAACGAGGAGGATTTCATGCGGGAGTTTGCGACCGACCTTGGATTCAAATTTGAGACGTGCGAGGCGTATTTAATGCCGTTGGAAACTGTGTTGCGGCGGTGGAGTGGTGAGCGGGCGATGTTGGTGATTGAGGAACTGCTTTGGACGCCGTTACAGGTGGCGAAGCAACAGTGCGAACCGCACGCCGGCATGCCATGTCGTTTGCAAACGCGCGAGATAACCATAGACGCCAACGGTGGGGTGCATCTGTGTTGCGCTTTATATGATCCCAAGCTTTCGCTCATTGGAAGGTTTCTCGACATGACGTTGGCTGACATTCAGGCGCGGAAGATTATGAGCGAGCAATGCTCAACCTGCCTCAAGGCTGGTGGGCATGTTTACGCAACGTTCGGTTGGAAGCGTCGGGAGCGATGGCAGCAAAAGCTGGGCAATTTACGTGCGAAAATCAGAAGTTGGATGTGAAAACTATGGCGAAACCTAATGCCTACATGAAAATCTATTGGGGTGATCTGCTCAAAGACACACCACACCTCGACGCTGAGGGGTTCGGCTCGTATGTGCTTCTTTTGGGCGCTTATTGGTGTAGGGGTGGCCCACTTCCCGACGATGACCAATTCCTTCGCAATGTCGCGCGCTGCCCTACCGAACATTGGATGCGAATGAAGGGCAGGTTAGCTGAGTTCTTTCATGTTGAGGCTGGCCTGTGGAAACATAAACGGGTTGAGAAGGAGCTTGCCGCAGCGGAGGAGGAATATCGCCTGCAATGCGAGCGGACAAAATCCGCAACCGAGGCAAGACAACGTAACGTTGAACGTAACGACCAACGTAACGTTGACGTAACGTCCACCGTTACGAAAGACGTAACGACTATCGTAACGATTACCCAATCAGAATCAGAATCAGAATCAGAATCAAAGTCAGAATCAAAGTCAGAATCAGAACTCGATAAAGCCGACAAAGCTTCCGGTTCGACAAAGCCGACAAAGCTCTCTGCGAGGCAAAGGGAGGCGGCAAGGCAGGCTGAGGGTGCGCTTAAGGGTGAATGGGTCAACGATGCAGGGAAGTGGGTTAATCGAATCAAGCGAGACGCAGGCAAGGTCGAACGCGTGATGAATGAGGTTTGTGATGCGATCAAAGCAGGACGCATAGCTGGCACGCCAGCGGCGTATGCGGAGGATTGCTGGAAGAGGTTCACATGAGCGAAAATCGCGCAGGAGGCGCAAGGGAGGGATTAACAGAAAACATTACCAGAGTTCTCAGACGACCCTCTCCAAGCAAGGTCCTCCTGTGCTTCACTCAGTCGCCATAATACCCAAAAAACATTTTCCACACGATGAGTAATCCGAAACCAGAACTTCCAGTCTATCCTTCAATGAAGAATTGCGCAGCGCGCACGGGGTTGCCGCTGTCATTCCTTAAGCGATGCTCAACCTCTGGTTGCCCCGCCTTCGACTCATCGAACCGTGTTGACCTTAACAAACTTCTCGCATGGATTCCGAAAGTCCTGGATTCAAAAGAGGAACTTCCAAAAGGCTTTGGGACGTGGACCGCGTTTCTCAACTCCGTCAAAGCCAAGCGCGAAGAAATCAAACTCACCAAAGATCGCGGCGAGGTGATGTTGGTTGCCGACGCACAACAGCAGGTCTCCGAGGCTGTCGCCTACTACTTTGGAGAGCTTGACCGTCTCCTTCGCGAAATCCCGCCAGCGGTTGCCGGTATGGATGTGATTAATGTTCACGGAAAGCTCAAAGGAATCCTAAACTCACTCCGCGAAGCGGCAGCGAAGCGGTTTGAGATTGCGACCAAATGACTGAACTGCGCTGCGGCCCACCCCCCTCCAAACCCGCTGACATCATCGCGTGGGCTGAAGATCACATCCGGCTGATAGGTTCAGTCCGCAGCGAGCGTTACGATTCCAAGATAACCCCATGGACAATCGAACCAATCAAACGCCTGGCTGACGACGAGACACGCATCGTGACGCTAGTGAAGCCGGTTCAGACCGGCGGCAGTCGCGTCGGGCTAATCGCGTTGTGCTGGTTCGCGAAGTTCGGTCACGGGCACATCCAATACAACTGGGAGAAAGACGACAAAGCGGAAGCGAAATGGGAGAACGAAACCCTGCCGACGCTGGAGGCGTGCGGTGTGCTTGATTGGAGTCACGACCGATTCGCCGCGGTGAAGTGTTACGCGAAGTTCCGGCAAGCCTTCGTTCGCTCGCAAGGTGTCTTTCTGCCGGAGGCGCTCGACTCTGATTCCGTTCCGTATCAGGTCAACGAGGAGATTCATTCATGGAAGCCGGGACACCTGGCGAAAGCGCGCGGCCGTCAAACCGCCGTCTGGTTTCCTAAAGCGGTGGACATCTCGAACGCTGGCGTAGAAGGCGACCAACTCCACACCGCATTTGAGGCCGGCACAATGCAGGAATGGGAGGTGGAGTGCCCCGGCTGCGGAGAGTTCCACACCATGCGGACGCGCTGGGAAGAAAAGCATCCCGAGCTTGGTGGGCTGCGCTACGATTCCACCGACTGCAAGCTTCCCGGCGGAAAATTCGATTACAACAAGCTGGAGAAAACAATCCGCTACCACATGCCATGCGGCTACCAGGTCCGCGACACGCCCGCCGAACGCCGCCCACTTTCATTGTCGGGCCGCTACAGCGCGCCCAAGAACGAAGGAGCGCACCTGTCGCACCGCAGCTACATTTATGATGCAGTGTCGGTGGACTTCATTCCGTGGCTGCAACTCATTACCGAGAAGCATCAGGCATTGCGCACCCTCAAGGGCGGCGATGAAATCCCGTTTCAGAAATACATTCAAGAGCGCGAGTGCCGGTTTTATTCCCACGAGCACCGACCGTTTCAAGGTCAAATCATCGTCAACTCTACGCTGAAGAAAAACCGGACAGGATTGCCGAACCGGATCGTTCGCGCGTGGGCAGCGGACAAGCAGAAAGGATTCAAGCACCTCGGAGAACTCGGCCACTACTGGCTTGTTATTCGAGACGTGCTGGAGAATTGCGACTCGCAGCTTGTCTTTGAGGGGAAGGTCCACACCGATCTCGACTTGCTTGCCATCCTTGACGAGCACGAGTGCAAGCGGCGATGTGGCGTCATTGACGCCACATGGGACACCAAGCACACATTGGAGTTCTGCTATCGCAACGGAATCAACGCCACCATCGGCAGCGCGAAGCAGGAATGGTTTTCTCACGCCGACAAGGTGAAGCGATTCTATTCCACGTCGAAACCGATTCACATGGAGTTAAACGTCCCGCCAAAGTTCAACTACATCGTGAGCCGTGAAGGATGGCAGCCGCACATAGACGAGCCAATGCTGTGGCATTACAACAAGGCTGGACTGCTCTCAAATCTTTTCTTCCTGCGCGACCATCGCGCGCGTGTGCTGGCGGAGAACAAAGACGCATCTCCGTGGCAATACATCATCTGGGATGTGCCGTCTGACGCGTCGGAAGATTACCAGCTTCAACTCGACTCTTGGGAACGCAAGCGGACCACGCGCGGGCGGGCCAAGGAGCAGATCGAAGAATGGCAGCAAACCCGCAAGGCTGACCACTTGTTGATGTGCGAGGCGTATATCGCCTGCATGATCGACATGGAGGGCTTAATTGCTGGACGGATGAACCAACTGGGGGCGAAATGAGCGATGAGCGTTTTTGTTTTTGTGAAGCCTGCGGGCAGCTAATCCCTATTCCTAAAATCAAAACCGTTCACCTGCTTTGCTGTGCGTGCAACCTTCAACCAAGGCAATGGCCGGAAAACCCAAAAACAAAGCCAGCAACCTTCCGTGAGTTGCTTGGACTTAGAGAAGACCCGAGAAGTCGAATGACTGGAGAAACATGGTCATGATAAAATCCCTATCCCCTCGGCAGCGCGAAATTCTGCGCCTCGTCGCCTTCGGTAAATCAGACAAGGAGATTGCGGATGTTCTGGCGATTGGGTGCGGAACTGTGGACAAGCACATGCGGACGATCAAGGGTCGGCTGCGCGCTCGCTCGCGATCACACGCGGTTTACTTGGCGTTCTGCCGTTAGTCACTACAGTTTTCAGCAATGCCAATTTCCGCCACTGCCTGAAATTCTTAGTCGCACCTAAAGTTAGGTGTGACGGTGAATCAGGACGACATTGAAGCCGTCTGGCGCGAAGCATGGATTGCTGCGCCAGACGGCGCGTTGACGTTCCAGGAACAGCTAACCTCCGGCTGGCAGACCGCCCGTGCGCTCAATCGAGGTTCATCCCTCTCGAATCTCTCGCAAGGCTCATCCTCTCACGGCTACGCCACGCCCGACGCGCACACGCTGACGACGGTTGATAAGGAGCGCATCGCACTCGCTGCAATCAAGCTCTACGAGAAGCTCGCCCGCGATCTCTACACCGACGACGAGGACGAGATTTACCAGGAGGGTATCGCCCAATTCGCCGCCGCGCCCTCGGGCGACTTCCGCGTTGATTTCTCCTGCCTGCGATGAACTTCTCAAACGCCATCTCAGCTCTCCTTTCCGGCACGCGCCTTGGATTCGCTTACGATGCCTTGCTCAACAAGTTCGACGCCGCGTCATGGTCTGAGGACCGAAGCTGGCGACGGGCCAACCTTGAAGCGCCCCGTCTCGACATTACCCGATGCACGCGCGAACAACTTCAAGGTAAAGCGCTGGATTTCGAGCAAAACTCACCGCTATTCAACAAGCTCGCGGATGTTTGGGAGCAATACACCGTCGGCAGCGGGCTTCAATTCTTCCCTGACACCAGCGACCAGGAATTTAACAAGGCCGCGCTAGACACTTGGGATGCGTGGAAGCCGTTCGCCGATGTTTCCAGCCGGTTCGGTTTCGACGTGAAGCAAGGCGTCATCTCCCGCGAAACCTTCGTCATCGGCGGCGATTTCGTCCTGCTCACCCGCGATCCATCGAACAACCGCCCGCGCATCCAGACCATCGAGGCGCATTTCTGCAAAACCCCGCCGTCAATGGCCGCGCAGGAAGGCAAAACCATCTTCGACGGTGTTGTTACCGACGCTGCAGGACGGCCAACGCACTACTGGTTCCAAACCGACACAAAAACCTTCGAGCGGTTTGAATCGTGGCAGGTCATCCATGTTTTTGAGCCGTCCCGTCACGGGCAGTTGCGTGAAATCCCCTACATCGCCTGCGCAACCAACACACTAACCGACATGCTTGACCTCGCGGCGCTCGAAATGAAGCACTGCAAGGTAAACGCGCAGAACTCCCTGAACGTTTACACCGAAAGCGGCGAGATGCCGCCGGGCATGGGCTACAGTCAGCGCCGATTCGTTGACCAGGCAACCCAACTCGCATACGGGACAGCCGGCGAAACTGAAAAGAAGGCTCAATACTACCGTGAAGCCTACGCGGGCCGCGTGAATGTCGCCATGCAGGGCGACAAGATCGAGGAACACGTCAGTCAGCGACCATCAGAAGCGTGGCGCGCACAGCAGCGCAGCCTTGCGGAGAACGTCTGCGTCGGTGTCGGCATTCCCTACGTCCTGGTTTACCCGGATTCAATGCAGGGCACGGTTTATCGCGGCTCACTCGACGCCGCTGCCGCCTTCTTCCGATCCAAGTCTGGGATGTTCGCCAGCCATTTCCAGCGCATCTACGAATACGTCATCAACATGGAGGCGGCATTCAATCCCCGCCTCGCCAAGCGCCCGCTTGACTGGAAAAAAACGTCCGTCCGCGCCCCGCGCGCCGTGAATGTTGACGTGGGCCGCAACTCCAATGCGATGGTGCAAGAGCTTCAAAGCGGTCTGCGCACCTACAAAGCCTGCGCCGCTGAGCTTGGCTTGGATGGAATGCAACTGCTCCGCGAGAAGGCGGACGAGGCGGTATTCATTCGCGAACTCGCCGATGCGCGGAACATCAACGTCTCGGAGATTTCCACCCTTCAGCAATCCGAACCTCAGCAGGTCGCTGAACCAGACCCGCCACTGAAATGAAAACTTTCAACAAGATCATCTCCAAAGCCATCCCTTTTATCGGCGGGAAAATCGAGATCACCTTCAACAAGGAGGATGCCACGCCGGTTTCGCTGATGATCTATGACGACATCGGCAAAGACCCCTGGACGGGTGAAGGCTTCGCCGCGAAAGACCTCGCCTCCGCGCTCTCGGAAGTTTCCAACAAGAAACGCGAGTTGAAGATTCACATCAACTCGCGCGGCGGCGACGTGAATGAAGGCAAGGCCATTCGTTCCATGTTGGAAGACTGGGAAGGCAAGATCGTCAACATCATCGACGGCGTAGCCGCTTCAACCGCGTCCTGGATGATTCCCGCCGACGAGACGCACGCCCGCAGCCATTCCCAAATCTTCATTCATAAGTCATGGGCCGTTGTAGTTGGCAACGCCGACGACATGACCAAGGCGACCGAGATGTTGAACATCACCGATGGCCAGATCGCCGACATCTACGCGAAGAAAACCGGCAAGCCCCGCGATGAAATGCTCGCGTTGATGGCTGCCGAAACCCTGCTCACCGGCGATGCCGCCAAGGACCTCGGACTGGTGGACAAGGTGATTGACGGCAAGGCCGTTCACAATTTCAGCACAGCGGAAATCAGCAACATGAAGCAGAAGCTGGCCGCGCTGAACTCCTCAAAATTTACGGCAGCAACCGGCAACGAGGACCCCTCAAAGCCAAAGACGCCTATCACGCCGCAAGCTGCCAACCTTTCCGCTCCCTCGCAGGGCGCGGAGGAACCAAAAACCCAAAACCCGCAGAACATCATGAACAAAACTGAAATGCTCGCCCTGCTCAACAAGTGGGGCATCCAGCCACCGGCTGACGCGACCGATGAGGCGATTAAAACCCTCGTCCAAAACGGACCTCCGACGGTCACTGCGAACACGCAGCCCGCGCCCGCCGCGAACACCGTCACGGCTAATTCCGAACTCGCCGCCATCAAAGCGCAGTTGAAAGCGGAGAAGGACGCCCGCATCACGGACAAGTTCAATGCCATCGCCGCGACCCGCCCGACGGTTGCGACCAATCGCGAAGCCTTCCTCGCCAAGTGCCTGGTGGACGATTCCATGCTCGCCGTTTACAGCGAGTTCCCGGAGACGGCTGCCCCGCTGAACTCCCCGCGCGGGCGCGTGCAGGTCGGCGCTGAGAACATCATCGAGCGCGCGAACAAGATCGAGAACGTCGCGGATCGTTACAAGTTCCGCGTGGCGAACTACGCCGAGTTGAACCAGGCGTATCTGAATCCGCGCAACGCGAACACCACGGACAGCGCGCTCGTCACCGACATGCTCCTCGATGGCGCGACGACCGTCCTCCAGAACCGGCTCGCCCCGTTGCGGGCCTTCAGCAAGGAAGTCTCCATCGACCGCATCAAGCCGAAGGCGGTTTTACAGCATCGCCAGATCACCGCCGGCGGAACGGCGCAGAGCAATGCGACCTCGTTTGAGGACACGACCAACTTCGTCGGCACGGAAGCCAACATCCCAATCACCATCGCGCAACTCACGTCTGGTGGTCACATCACGAACGCTGAACGCCAGAACGGCGTGACGATGGATCAATGGGTGCAGATCAAGACGGCGGAAATCTCTGACAAGATCATGGCTGCGGTTGCCGCTGTGATTCTGGAAGGCACTTACACCGCCACGCCGGTTACTTCGGCGGCGGCAGCATTCG